TAAGGTGGTAACACGGGTAGCGTTGGACGAAAGGTCAGTCTCTAAAACACCAACACGGGTAGCGTTGGACGTGAGATCGGTCTCCAAAACACCAACACGAGCAGCGTTGGAATCGACTTCGGTCTCAAGAGCTGTGAGATCAGTCTCTAAGCTGCTAACACGGGAAGCGTTGGACGCAAGGTCAGTCTCCAAAACACCAACACGGGCGGCGTTAGAATCGATATCGGTCTCAACTTCAGAGAATTTATCGGATACAGTAATGACACCATCGACCATCAAGTTGCTACCATCACCATGGTACACATCGGCACTGACCATACCGGAGACAACAAGAACATTCGACCCAGTGTCGTCAATGTACACATTGGAACCAACGTGTAAATCATATGTGGGAGAGGCGTTATTAATACCGATCGCATTAGACGCGGTATTTACGATAAGATTATTAGCTCCAACTTCGAGATCCTTTTCGATGTTGATGGCACCCGAAAAGAGTTGAAGATTGGTTGGCGGCATTTGTGGTTGTTTGTACTATTATACAATATTTTTTTTAGTAATTAAAGGTTTTCACCGGTGTACTATCTTCATCAATTGTAGTAACACCTCCGTCTGAACTTGGAGAAGTGTATTCAATGAAAAGGTGGTAGTCGCCCTGACCATCTAACGGTGTCGAAGGTTTTAATGAAACGGTATTCCCCGTGGTAGTGACATTATAACTCCATGGATTTGTACTTGTTCCACCAAAAATCTTCTGTGCACCTATGGAAATATCGATTGTGGGTGTAGCCCCAGTCCTATGACCACCACCAAGCTCTAAAATGATAGTACTGATTTCTTCATCATCTTCAACGAGGTGTCCTGATATTTTTGAATAAAATACATTTGAGGTGAAATTTACATTAATGTATGGTTGATCACCGCTTGTAATAGTTCCCGAATAACTGTATGTTTTTTTCGTAACTGCATCCGTGTTTGTAATCAAACCACTAGTAAGACGACTACTGCTACCTGTAAACGATGTAGCCGTTACGTCCCCACCAACGACGATGTTACTATCTACCACGATGCCGGTGGTGGCATTCGTAAATTGAACTGTATTGGACGTGGTATTTCCATTGTCGGATATTTCTTGGAGAGTTGTAGAAATATTTGAAAGAAGACCACCATCACCTAAATATGTACTTGCTATCACATTTCCACCAACTTCAATATTTGAAGTTATATAAGCATGTCTCTCGGCTGTTATATCTTTTGTCGCAGACACAAATTTAACATCCACTGCTTCTGCTTTTAAAGTGGCACCCCTAAGTTCTAGTAAAGTACCAATTACCTGAATAGGCATTTAATATAGGGTAAGAAATGAATTTACCTGTTATTAAATGGGGGAGTGATTGGGATCACTCGGGGAGGGGGGGCCAAACAGGGTTCGCGGGGTCCTCAGTGGTGGCTGGGAGGTCGCGGAGGGCCTGCATGTAGGTGGCCCAAGCCTCTGGGACTGGGGTCGATGTGGAGTACGCCTTTAGGGTCACCCAATCTGTGGTGGCGAGGCGACGATCCCTCTCGGCCCTAAGGTCCTTTAGGGGCTGGGCGTCCACCAGGGCTTGCAACTTCGCCTCGAACTCCTCCTTTGGGGGTTTCTCATGACCGGGGGGGAACTCTATAGATTCCCAAGTTGTACCAACTTGAGAACCCCCGGGCACTTTTTTGTTGTCAAAATATTCTTCTAAAATTTCATATATAAAAGAAATTAATTGTGTTTCTTTTGGGTTGAACATATAATTTAAGATGATATATAAAATCCCGTAAAACTGTTATAGGGGGTTGTGGAGATATACATATACGTCGACCCCGCAAAAACAAACCTTAATTCATCACCAACGTTCATATATACAGTACCACCTGCTACAACTTGATTATGTATATCCCCCGTAGCACCACTATATCCGTATATACGTGATTGCGGCGTCCCGTTCAGTTCCAGTGAACCATTTATTGTGAGATATGTATACACCGTCTGATTTTGAAGGTTAGACATAAACCACCATACTATGTAGTAGTACCCTGCTAATGGACATGTGAATACACCACTTGGTTGAAGACCCCCACCTTTATTATGAACAATTGTATTAAATGGAATAGGATTAGTGACGGCGTTAAGAGTTGTCGCGGTCGACGGGTGAGTTGCGTGAGCCTGAAAGAACACCGGACACCCACCCCTTATGTCCCCCCTCACGTCTAGGACGGCCCTAGGCTCCGAGGTCCCGATGCCGACCCTCCCAGCCTTTAGGGTCACCACGTCTGGGCTGACCCCAAAGTACTCCTTCTGGTAGGCGTAGAGCTCCCAGATCTCATCCCCCGAGAGGGCCCGATTGAAGAGGCGGAAGTTGGCGATGGAACCTTTAAATTCATGAATAATTCCCGACGAATGGTTTAACGCACCAATTCGCGAAATAGACGACGTACTTGTGAGATTTAGGTTACCACCAGCACTGCTCCCCACTAGCGAACCACCGAGATGTATACCATCTAAGTATATATCGCGTCCACTTTCTCCGTTTCCATTATACACAAAAGAAGCGTGATGCCACATATTATCCGCTATCTCCTTACCTGTATCGCAAGAATAGTCATTATCCACAAAATCAATAGATAAACTTGTTCCAGAACCATAGATCCAAACTGTGTTGTTGGTTGCGTAATCACCGTTCATGTGAAACAGTGTTTCTATACTGTTCCCGGACGACTTAAACCATAAACTCACCGAGAAAATGTAGTTACCAGTCTTTCCCGTGTCCAATGTGATGTAATCACCAGCTTCGTCAAAAGTGAACGCCTTATACTCCGAGTCGAAACCAACATCCCCATTGAGTGTTCCATTTTTTCCATTCCCACTCAGATCCACTACAGCCCCCCCAGTGCCAGGGTAACTCGAGCTCTCCTTCGCATCATAGTAGACCTCCAACCAATCCGTATTAGGGACGTTGGGGGTGGTGTGGAGGACCACGTCTGTGCCATGTGCCTCGGGGTCGTATTCGGGGAGGCCGAAGAATTGGAGTTCGCGCATGAGTAGAAAGTTGTCAAGACTACTACTAGCTGGTGTTTTCTTAGTGATGATAATGATAAATTCTTCATAATAATCATTCGTGGTTATGTCGTGTGATGTTTCTGTAAACACATAGTTCCCAATTATTGAGTATCCAGAACCTTCATCCGCCACTGTAAGTAAAGCGGAAGACCATGCCGTTCCACCGACTATTGCACCACCACCATTTCTTCCATGAACGGTATAATCTCTAAAACCCGCTTTACTTACGTTATCTACACGGAGTTTAGTGAGTTTAATTTTATGTGGTAATTTAATAGCGATCCAAGCACCCGCGCCCGTCGCCCCGTTACCAAGAGGCTGATATATAGCGGTGCTAGCGTGTTCGAATGCACCTGAATCATGAGTGTATAAATCTGGTGTAATCCAGTGATCACCTGCATTTGTTTGACCGTTAAATCCTACACTATTAAAAGCTTTCCAACCATCATTTGAAGTAGCGTTGTTTCCAGATGTCTGCACCACATACCCACCACTCGAAGCCGAAGTCATAGCCACCCTCGGGTACTTGATGATCTTCTTGGAGCGGCGGTACTCCATGACGACGTTGGAGTTTGAGGTGATTTGGGCTACGTTTGCGACCTGGGTGTGATTGAGGACGCCCTTAACGTCTACGTTCGAGGAGGCCACTAGGGAGGTCGTGGGGTTGGTGAACTGCACCGTTTGGGTGGTGGTGTTCCCGACATTGGAGACGGAGGCCAGGTCGTAGGAGGGGATCAACTCGACCACCCCCAACTTTATGCCCTCCGCGTGGACGTTCCCTGAAACCCTGAGGGAAGCATTTGGAATTTCCAGAAAACCCTGATTGCCTTGGAAGGACATTTAATATAGGGTAAGAAATGATTTACACGTTATTAAATGTGGGACATCTACGATGTCGGGACTCAGCCACAGTGGTACGTGCACCCCACGAAGGCTGCTGTGTGCACTGCGTTCGCTTCATCTGTCTGGGCACCTGAAGCGTCTATGTACCTAATTTTATATGCCTTCTCTGTCTCTGTGGTGTGATCCTCCCACTGAATCTGACCATGCTCATCGAGAACGTTTTCCCCATCTTCACTCTTTTCGATAATTTGGATAGGTTGGGTCACGGGGTTGAAATCACAATCCATAGTGATCTTGGCGACCGTGTAGTTCATGAGACCGGCACCGTCTTGCTTTTGACCGTAACCAACCACATTGGATGTTGTGATGTAATCACCCGCTTCGAGGGGGCCATTGGTGTTCACGACCCAAATGGCACCTTCACCGACCGAGTTGATGTAGACCCGAGTATCACCATTTTCTTTTTTATAGGGGGTTACAAAATTACCAAACGCATCACTACGCTGTTTGGGGTCTTCAGATGCTGATATGACACCGAAACATTTTTTGTCGCTCACCACATTCGAGAGAGATACGACTGGTAGTGATTCATTTGTAGTAATAGCATTCGAACCAGTCTCAATACCCCCACTCATCTTGATATATTTGTTTTGGTCTGAGGAGACGATAAGACCTTCTAGTTCTCCAGCTTCACTGAAAGGAACGTTCTTAATGAAAGTTCTATGTTGACCGGTGAAATTCATTGATATATTGTTCTTGTCGTCGCTAATATACGCAGTTGCGTTGTCTACTCCATTTCTCACGACTGTAAAATATAGATCATTATCGCCGGAAGTGAGAGTCTGATTTTGGGCACCTATCCACCAACCATAATCTTCAGTTGCGGTTCCATTGAATGTTGAATGTATAAATAAATTTTTCCTTCCATAACCGAGGTCCTCACTAACACCATAATCCTTACCCGCAGTACCAATTTTAAGAGGACCTCCACATGATAGCCCCCCCATAACGTCTAGGACGGCCCTAGGCTTCGAGGTCCCGATCCCTAGGCGCCCATTCTTTAGGGTCACCACGTCTGGGCTGACCCCAAAGTACTCCTTCTGGTAGGAGTAGAGCTCCCAGATCTCATCCGCTGTGAGGGGCCGGTTGTAAAGACGGAAGTTGGCGATGGAGCCGTTGAAATGCTGAGCCCCCGCAAGGTTTGATCCTATTTTGAAATTAGTGGTACTCGTTAAATTTAAACTCGAATACGAATCACGGCCATTACGTTCACCGTCCACAAATACAGTTCTATAATTACCATCATACGTTCCAGTGATGTGCACCCATTTGCCTATCTTTGCGATGGTTCCGGTTTCCAAATTGTTACCGTGTGTGAGATGAGTTATAATTCCATTGTTCAAAAATAAACCCATTGAATTATTAGTAGTAGCAGCACCAATACCAAATATACCAATATAACCCGTTGGATGTGAATCCGGCTTTATCCACGTGGAAAAGGTATACACTTGGTTACCTGTAAATGAGGCTGAAACGCTTGCATCGATATAATCATCCACCCCATCGAAGGTGAAGGCTTTGTAGGTGGAATCAAAACCAACCCCACCTGAGGGGGTTCCGGTGAACCCATTTACAGACTTGTCTGCCACAGTGGCGGGCATGGAGGTGTAGTCCTGACCGTCGTAGTAGACCTCCAACCAATCCGTATTAGGGACATTGGGGGTGGTGTGGAGGACCACGTCTGTGCCGTGTGCCCCGGGGTCGTATTCGGGGAGGCCGAAGTATTCGAGTTCAAGTATACGGAAATAATTATTTTGACCAGAAATTTTTGTAACGACTAATGCGATATATTCATAAAATCCTACAGCATTTACATCGAATACATTTTCAAATGTTGTTGTTTGGTTGGTTACAGTGAGAAGTTGTGTCCAGTTCAAATTATCATTAGAACCATACACACGGAAATCTTCTACAATGCGAGTACTATCATTGGTTTTATTATAAATTCTCATATAATCTAACTGAATCCTTTCTGGTATTCGAAGTTTAATCCATTCACCATTTACAGCTCCTGTACCCAGATTCTCTGATCCGGCGTATGTGTTATCAGTGCCTCCATAATTCGCACTTGTGGCACACGTCCATGTGTTGTGTACCGATGTCGTTGAAATATCGGTAGACATTTCAAACGCCTTCCACCCGAAGAGGGATTGATCAGTTCTAAAACTACTTACCGTTACCATATACCCACCAATCGAAGCCGAAGTCATAGCCACCCTCGGGTACTTGATGAGCTTCTTGGAGCGGCGGTACTCCATGACGACGTTGGAGTTTGAGGTGATTTGGGCTACGTTTGCGACCTGGGTGTGATTGAGGACGCCCTTAACGTCTAGGGTCCCCATAGGTGCGTTCGTCCCCACCCCCACCCTCCCCGTCGTCGTGTCCACGTAGAGATTGGCGTCGCCGACCTCGATGTTCGAGGTGACGCCGAAGCCCTTGGTGGGGTTGGTGAACTGGACCATTTGGGTGGTGGTGTTCCCAGACACCGTGGTGGATTGGAGGGTCGCCGCGGACTGGAGACGGACCGACCCAACCTTGAGGCCCTCGGCGTGAACGTTCCCAGTCACCCTGAGGGAGGCGTTCTCCAAATCTAAAAAACCATCGTTGCCTTGGATGGACATTTAATATAGGGTAAGAAATGATTTACACGTTATTAAATGTGGAGTACAAGTCCTACGGACTTGGCTGAGTTGGCCACTCGAAGCCCCCCAGTTCCCCCCTCCTGTTTAGGGTTGGGGTCACCGTGGTGGGGAGGTCCCTGAGGGCTTGGCGGTAGGTTGCCCAAGCCGCCTTGACCTCCGCGGAAGCGTGGGGGTAGTCCGTCACGAAGATGTAGTCACACTTGGCGAGCCTCTGGTCCCTCTCCTCCCTAAGCTTGGTGAGGGGCTGGGCGTCCACCAACTCTTTCAACCTCGCATCAAAGGCCTCCTTTGGGGGCTTCTCGTAGCCGGGGGGAAAATCTATAGACTCCCAAGTCCTACCGAAACTGAACCCTGGGACATCACCTGGACTCATGAGTTCCTTCAAAACTTGTTCTATCAATTGGGGAAATTCCATATACTCTACGCCGATAAATAAAATCCTGTAAAACCCGATGGATACGCCGCATCTATCCACCCATATATAAGATTAACCGAAAATGTGTCACCCGCTTCAAGATTTGCTATTATAGACCCTGTGGTGTTTTTTGTGCTGTTAATACCACCAGTCACTGCGTTTGGCATCATTGATGGCTGATACCTGTTTCCATTCTTATAGAAACCCACCATCACATGGTACGCATTGTGAATACTTGACGTGAAGGCGTCGAACATGTAGTAACCCGTTATAGGCGCAGTAAATAAACCCGTTTCTGGGTTATACCCACCCCCTTTATTTAGCTCAACTATATTGAATTTTATAACAACTGGACCATTTGGACCAGTTCCAGCGGTGAAACCTTTCCCCTTATGAGCTACAGAGAACATTATGGGATTTGGTGCCAAAAAATTACGATTAAGTTTTAGGTGTGCCGTTTTGTCTATGTAGAATTTTTCGTCGTAGACATAGACACCACCCTGATCATAACCACCCAGCATGACATCTTGATACTGGTGACCACCGATGTATACTTTACCATCACCGGAAATACTCACAGAAGTGCCAAAACCATCATAATTTGTGACGCCGTGTGTTGCTACTGCGTGATGTTTTGTAGTCTGTGTCCAGACTCCGTTAGTTCGGTCAAAAATGTAGATAGCCCCGTTATCCGTTTGTGTATCATCATCACGGGGAGCTCCCACTAAAAGTCGGTCACCATTTTGGGAAAGAGCGACGTCGTGACCAAAGGCGTCACCTGAAGCGTTATCGGTAGATACAATTTTTTGTGTTTGGGTTGCTGACCACGCACCACCGGATTTAACATACACGTACACAGCACCCAAACCAGATTGACCGATGTTGACACCATCCGCGGATGATTGACCTACAGCTACAACCGTTCCATCCCCCGATATATCTATACCATACCCAAAGTGTTCATTAGCCGCTCCATCGGATGGATATATTTTTTGGGTTTGTGACCAGGTACCGTTCTGAGCCTTATCGAATATGTAGGCGGCACCCGCATCTCCCTGAGTAGATGATCCAGTGGGGTTGTCATGATGTGCAGCAGCGACTGCTAAGGTGGTTCCGTCATCGGATAGTGCGAGTTTATTACCAAATATTGTGCTTGCGAGTGTATCCGATTGGACTAGTTTCTGGGTTTGTATCCATGTACCCCCAACCTTCTCAAACATGTATACAGACCCCTGATCACCTGATCCACCAACGTCATCATACGGAGCACTAACCGCTATACAAGCACCATTTCCAGATATACACACACCCATACCGAAGTGATCATTTACGGCTGCGTCACTGGCTACAATTTTCTGAACTTGCGACCAAGTAGAACCACTTTTTTCAAAAATGTACGCTGAACCCGTATCTCCGGCTGTATCATCATCTCTAAAAGCTCCCACAACAAATACTGAACCATCTGTCGAAATACACAGAGCTTTTGTATAATCTTGGGTTTGTTCTCCACCAAATCTATCATTAGTGGCTGCGTCACTGGCGTATAATCTCTGAACTGGGTTCCATTCACCAAGAGAGTTTTGTGTAAATACATACACTGAACCAGCATTGGTGGTGGCTCCACTAGCGTCAAATAAAGTGGTTGCGGTTATAACTTTTCCATCACCGCTTATGGCGACATTATACCCAAGGCAGTCGGCGTGCGCGTCACTATAAAAAGTTGAGTATGGATACAGATGACTTATTTTCGTGTACGCGTTCGAACGATTTCCCACACTCAACTCCACAGAGTGGGCTGTGTTTGATGTGCTGGTCAACCTCAAGTCCCCCCTCACGTCAAGGGCCGCTAGGGGTGCATTCGTCCCGATCCCCACGTTGGAGGAGGTCACTAGGGAGGTCGTGGGGTTGGTGAACTGCACCGTTTGGGCGGTGGTGTTCCCAGACACCGTGGTGGATTGGAGGGTCGCCGCGGACTGGATATGGACCGACCCAACCGTTATGCCCTCGGCGTGAACGTTCCCTGAAACCCTGAGGGAAGCATTTGGAATTTCCAGAAAACCCTGATTGCCTTCGATGGACATTTAATATAGGGTAAGAAATGATTTACACGTTATTAAATGTGGGGGAGGGGACAAGTCCTATGGACTTGGCTGGACGGGCCAAACAGGGTTCTTGGGGTCCTCAGTGGTGGCTGGGAGGTCCCTTAGAGCCTGCATGTAGTCCAACCACTCTTGGGGGACGGGGGTGGAGGTTGTGAAGGCCTTGACGGCCACCCAATCCGCTGCTTGGAGGCGGTGGTCACGTTCCTGGCGGAGTTCCTTTAGGGGCTGGGCATCGATGAGTTCTTGGAGTTTGGCCTCGAAGGCCTCCTTTGGGGGCTTCTCATGACCGGGTGGAAATTGAATAGATTCCCAAGTTGTACCCCAAGCACTTCCACCCGGAATTGGATCTAAAATTTGTTGTACGAAGGTAAGTTGTTGTAATTCTTGGTCGTCCATATATACATTATGAAGACAAATAAAAACCATTAAATCCAGCATACTGACTGGCCGACATGAACATATTACCTGAAGTTAAACTGATTCCCATTGTGTCACTCGCATTCATGTATACGTTTAAAGAAGCCGATGCGGGGCTGTGAGAGCCGTCCACATTACTATGAACACGGATAGGGGTACCACCAGCTTTAACATAAGTGCCATTTAAAGTAAATATACCCTCTGTTTGGCTGTTGTGTGACATATGATAAAATGAAAAATGATAGAAACCTGCTATGGGTGCGGTGAAAAGACGAGTGCTTGGATTATACCCCCCACCTTTATTGTTCAATACATTGTTATACGGAATAAGTTGCGTAGCATTAATAGTAGTTCCAGTTGCGGCAGCTTGAAATATCACCGGACACCCCGCCCTGAGGTCCCCGGGGATTTCCACGATGTCCTCCTTGATGATTTGTTTGGTTTTGAGAACACCGTCGTAGTCGAAGACCTTCACTACTCCAGCTTCACTACCACCAGATCCGTCAACCCTTGGACCACCAACAACCAGCCTCGAACCATTGGATGACAAAGCCACGGCTGTGCCAAATAAACCACTGGGATCATTGCCATCTAGGTCCGCCCCAATTTGGGTCCAACTTCCGCCGATGTACTCAAAGACTCTCGCGTGACCGGCATTGGAACCACCGGCGTCATTTGTATGCCCACCCACCGCGAGACGAGAACCGTCTGGGGAGAGGGCAACTCCGACCCCAAACTCATCACCCGCCGCCTCACCGTCTATATCTGTACCAACCTGAACCCAAGCAGTCCCATTCCAATCGAAGACCCTCACGTGACCCGCATCGGTTCCAGTTGCATCATCCCTTCTAGCACTGACAGCCAGTCGTAACCCATCAGAAGACAGGCTTACTCCTCCTTTGAAACCCATCAGGTCACCTGCAGACTCACCATCGATGTCGTCACCAGCTTGAGTCCAAACACTTCCATCCCAATCGAAGACCCTTACATGGCCCGCGTCTGTACCACCACCGTCGTTGTTGTCGGCACCAATGGCCACGCGCGAGCCATTGGAGGATATAGCTGTCGACCCACCAAAACGATCCCCGGTTGCCTCTCCGTCAAGGGTGGAACCGAGTTGGACCCAAGTCGCCGAACCTTGGTGATATTCGTAAATCTTCACCTCACCCCGACTCGAATCGTGTCCCTTGGCACCCACCGCAATTCGGGTTTTATCACCACTTATAGAGACGTCGATACCAAACTGATCCCCCGATGCAGTTCCAGTTAGGTCCCCCCCCACCTGAACCCATGCACTACCACTCCAATCGTATACCTTAGTGTTTCCATTAGTGGTGGTAGGTGCTCCTACAACTAACCGTTTTCCGTCAGAGGATAGTGATATACCATATCCAAATTCCCCACTACCATCTATGTCCGTACCAGCTTGAATCCAAGTGCTTCCATTCCAATCAAACACTATCACACGACCAGCATTGCTGTTATGATGATACTCACCTAAAGCTATTCGCAAACCATCGGTGGATATAGCTACAGAATAACCCAAACGATCACTTGGAGTTTCGCCGAAGAAGTCCCCCCCAACTTGGGCCCAGGTATTACTCGGGTTCTCAGTGGTGTACTGGACGGAGAGGTTGGAGTCGCTGTAGATGTTCCCCACCAACCCGATGTCCCCCTTCACGTCCAACTTGGCTAGGGGGAGGTTCGTCCCCACACCAACGTTAGAGCTCACTGTATCCACGAAGAGATTGGCGGTGCCGACGGAGACGTTCGAGGAGGTCACTAGGGAGGTCGTGGGGTTGGTAAATTCAATTGTATAGGGGGTGGTGTTGCCTGTATTGCTGACTGATGCCAAAGTTTGGGGGGATTCAAATTCCACATTGCCTACTACGAAGGTTTGTCCAACCTCAATTCGGCTGATCCTCATTGTGGAATTTTTAACTTCCAAAATGTTGTCTGCTGTTTCAATAGACATTTAATATAGGGTAAGAAATGATTTACACGTTATTAAATGTGGGGGCTTGTGTTGTCTCAACACTTTTTTAAGCTGACTTTTTACACGTTGGGTCTACACTGTGCGCCTGTACCTGTAATTGTCTGTTGAACCACCAACTTTGAAACCCCAGAAAATATAATGACTAAGACTTACTGTACTATCACCATTCATACTGTTAACATTAAGATCAGTACGACCAGATACATCAATCTGGTCTCCTTCATCAAGTGTTAATATCATCGATTTCGACAACTCACTATAATTTTCACTAGAATTTCCTTGAGGTTGCATCAAATCTTGAATATACGTAAACGTTGATTCACCAACAGCTTTCTTTCTAAGCCCATTAATCATACTAGAATCTTGGTAAGTGTTTAAATGTAATCCAAAAACGTACTGTCCATCTGAAGGAGCAGTAAATACATTGTTCGCAAAACAATTGCCTATATTAATTTTAGTCACTTGAAAAGCATGCTGCGTATATGCAGCATATGTTGCGGATGTATTGTTATCAGCCCTAAAAGCAACTGTGGTACTAGGCGATTTAGTCAATTCCCACTCCTGATTAGGGGCTGCGAGGAACGCCTTAAACTTACCGTTTAAGTGGGTATCGGTGATCGCAGTTGCGCGGTCTATAATCGTGCCCACTGGGTATATAGCGCCCAGTATTCCCTCTGTCACGTTATTAGCAGTGAGAGTATTGGCGGTGATGCTATCTGCCTCTACACTATTCACCCTGATGACGGCATTCTTCACATTCAAAATGTTGTCGGGTGATTGTAAAGACATTTAATATAGGGTAAGAAATGATTTACACGTTATTAAATGTGGGGGGGACAAGTCCTATGGACTTGGCTGGGTTGGCCACTCGGGGTTCGTGGGGTCCTCGGTGGTGGCTGGGAGGTCCCTTAGAGCCTGCATGTAGGTCTTCCACTCTTGGGGGACGGGGGTCTCTGTAGAGGTTGCTCTCGATGTGACCCAATCCACTGCTTGGAGCCTCCTATCACGTTCCTGGCGGAGTTCCTTTAGGGGTCGCTCAGCTTTCAATTGTTCAACCTTTTGGAGGAGTTCCTCTTTGGATGGTTTAGGGATGTCCGTAGAAAGCCACGTTAAATCTTCACCAATCATACTCCATTGGGCACCGGGAAAATATGTGGTTAATGCATCAGTTATAGTGACTCCCATATATGTTATACATAAGAAATAATTAATAACCAATTTCTTTTGCTGTGATAGTAGATGCGGTGCGTCCAGAATACACGCTATCACCGTTGGAATGATTTCGATTAATATATATGTAATACGTCGAGTGCGCGACCGCCATCTGAATTTTATACGTAACAGCTGAAGTTGTTGCTGGTACATCTAAAAATTCCATAGAACATGGAATAATATCTTGGTTGTGGCTATCTCCTCTAGGAGCATGTGTGCACTGATATCTAGAACCGGCTGCGTCACCGATGGCTATTGGTGTACCATCTCTAACTAAACGAAGATAACCATGACCATCATTAACTCCAGCATTCACCGAATATGATATTAATATTTTACTTGTGCTAGTTTTTGGTGTTATAGTTACGGAAATCCCTGTATCTATAAATGATGAGCTATTTGTTGATGAAGTGTCTGTTTTTACACTTTGAACAATTTGTCTTATCGCATCATGTGCGTAAAAGTCCCCATTCACATGGAGTTTCGCCAGCGGTGCATTCGTCCCGATCCCCACGTTGGAGGTCGTCGTGTCCACAAAGAGGTTGGCTGTACCAATCTCTAGGTTCGAAGTTGAATCAAATTTGTAGGAGTCCGCCTCGATCCTATTCGCCCGAATTGTAGCGTTCCTGACTTCCAAGATGCCTTCTGGTGTTTGGACAACCATTTAATATAGGGTAAGAAATGATTTACACGTTATTAAATGTGATCACTCGGGGACATCGGGCCAGGTGGGATTAGAGGGGTCCTCTGTATTGGCTGGGAGATCCCTGAGGGTCTGGCGGTAGGTGAGCCATGCTTGGCGAACCTCTTCAGAGGCATGGGGGAAGTCTGGGAGGCTGTAGGGGTCACTCTCCCTAATCAACCTGTCCCTCTTCCGGCGGAGGGCTTTGGTGGCCATCTCGGGCTTTAGGGTCTCATCCCAGTAGGTCTGACACTCCCCCAGGGTTGGGAGGGTGCAGGTGCACACCACATTCTCTAGGGTCTCCGCGTCTTGGTCCTCCCTAAAACTGAAGGACTCACCGGGACGGAGCTTCGTGAGAACCGCGAGTAAATCCATTTACTATGGGCGAAGATATTTAATACGGCTCCATGAAGACGGTGAGGGTTGAGCAACCTCTCTCGAAGTTGGCGTCATCCGTGGCACCGACCGCACGGTTAGTGTATACCTGACGAATAAACCTCCCCATTTGTGTGAGTTCTACTTCAAACGTATCCCCCGTCACATTCTTCAAGTCGTATATCCCCGGAACTAGGGTATATTCTGGGGTTGAATTTTCGTCCTCTGCAGAATACCCATACCACGTACCCGTTACACCGATGCGTCTATTCCCTTCCCTACCAGTATTCATATGCTCTACGGTGTTCCCACTATGTTTCACATTGGTTCGCCACACTATGTCATAAACATTATTGGCGCCACTTGTAGCCATTTCTCCATACCATTGCCATTTGTAGGACAACCTAAGATTTAGGGGTGAAATGTTCTTGTACATCTCTGGGATCTCGACGACTTGGGCGAGGATGCGGCATTCCTGGTTGGCGGGTACGTAGGTGATCCCCGGCTTCCTCCACACGTAGCTCCTGTGGGTGAGGAGGGGCCCAAAGATGTTCCCCCGAACGTCTAGGGTGGCTTGGGGCGTCTTCGTCCCCACCCCCAAGCGACCCTTGTGCACCGTTATGGAGGACTCCCCCCTACCGAACCTGTCCTTCTCGGCGTCCCAAACCTCTAGGACCTGCCGCTCCCCAATGGACCTGTCGTAGACCCTCGTGTTCGCAATCTTCCCCTCAAAAGAACCACCCAACCTGGCTAGGACTGGTTCAGCTACTTCTGTGCCATAGAACTCAAGTTCTCGCACGAGAGCACCCGGCCCACCACCTGTTTTGGTAATTTGAAATATGATATATTTATAGGCAGTGCTCGTACTTATGGTATCTTCCGCTACAGTTACAGAAGTGTCCGCATAATTTAAGGCGTATGTGTCTTTGACAACGTACCATGTTGAATCGTCATTAGAGCCATATATTTTCGCACTATTAACTCCCTCGGATCCACTCCCAACAGTTTTAGCATTGTTAGAATGGACTATAATTTTAGTGAGTAGTAATTTATGTGGCAACTCCAATTTTAGCCACCCACCTCTCGTAGTATGTCCCGGTACGATTGGAGCATGTGATGCTACTGCATCACCCGTACCGCTAGAATAATGGGAGTTATCTCCCATTTGCCAATATGTATTGTCGGTACCGTCCACCTTTGTATCAAATGCCATCCACGCTCGTCTATTTTGACCTATATTATCACTTGCAACACCATTCAAAGCAACTGAAGTTGTTACATTATACCCCCTCTGTGGTCCGTAAGAGGTCATCACAGTATCTGGGAACTTCCTCACAGTCGTGGAATCTGGGAAACGCACCAAGTCGTTGACCCGGTGGCCGAAGTAGCGGAGTTCGTGCACGTGAACGTATTGGTAAGTGCCACTAACCTTCTTAGTTATCACTAGAGCGAAGTATTTATAGGCTCTGGTAGAGGTGTCGGCGTCGATCAATTTAGTTGCGTCATTGGCAGTAACCGTAGCCACTGAGAACCCCGTTTTGGATAGGAGTTCATCCCAGTTTGTATCATCATTGGAACCATACACTTTGAAATCCGTTGGGACGCGAGCGCTACCAGCCGAACTTAAAATTATATGCGTCATCAAAATTGGATGAGGCATCTCAAGTTTGAGCCATTCACCTAAAGGGGTAGTTGAAGCTAAACGCGCAGTTCCTAAATAGTTTATCGTGTCACTGAAACCTCCGTTAAAGGTTATCCAGTGTACACCTCCGCTTGCTCGATGTTCAAAAGGTTCTGTTTTCCTATAGAAGTTATTATATTCACTACTCGCTGTGACATTGTACCCATCTTGTGAATCGCGGAGGAGTGGAATCTCTGGGTAGTACCGCGCACTATCGTAGGAAGGTAGGGACCCAATGAGTTTGCCGTCCAGGTAGGTGTGGTTGTAGAGACCTTGGCCGTTGGAGGTGAAGGCCAGGTTGTGCCACGTGTTGGCGGTGATTAGGGGGGTCAGGTCCACCCCAGCCTCAGCCTTGGCGAAGCCCTCGCCCCCAGCCGTCCCCACGTTGAAGATGGTGGAGGTCGAGACGTTGGTCTCCAAGTTTGAGGATTTGAACCACGTGGAGACGGACAGAGGTTGGTCACCCTCAAAGCCCAACGTCGCCGAGACGATGTTACTCTCCGTGGACCCATCGAAGACCCAAGCCTTCTCGGTGGCGTCGTAGGTTACGTTGTTCTCTGTCACCGTAATTGGACCCGTGCTGAGATCGGTGGCCGTCGAGCCCTCCACACCATCCAAGTAGAGCTTGTAGCCACTCACCGCTGGGGTGTTGTATTGGGACTTGATGGTGACATCCACAGAGGTGTCCCCCCCAATGGCCACAAACTCCGAGTCGTCCTCACTGATGCCGTAGAGTTCCCATTGGTTGAGTTGGACGTAGCCACCATCGTTCTTGTTTACCTGGGTCGTGATGAGTCGGTAGTACCTGTAATAGCCCACATCTGGGGAGATGTCACCAAAACTCGTCGCCGACCCTTGGGCCCATTGGGTCGACATTGGTATCTCACCCGAGGCTGGGTCGTATGTAACTAGGTCCGAGAAGCTGTGTACGAGGGTCCATGTGGTACCATCGTTACTCCCAGCAATTTTACCCACCTTGGGGCTACGATTTATATCCGTACCACCAGCACTATTTCCTGGATACCCATAAGTCGAGGTCAATTTGAACGCCTTGGGGACCTCGATCTGGAGCCATTCACCGGCGACGTTGACGCCACTCACAGCTGTATTTTCTGAACCAGAGTACGTGGCTTGGGTCCCGGTGTACTTAGATGCAAGTGATATCCAATCATAGTAGTACGGTCCGTCGGGTATGGGGGTGTCGGACGAGGTCCTATTCTCAATAGCACCATCGAAGGCTTTCCAAGCTGCGTAAACCGAACCCGCACCTTGATATGTGCTACTCGCACTCGCCACGTAACCAAGTGGGGTGGTGTTAGAGGTCATCGGGAACCCTGGGAACTTCCGGGGTGTGGGGGTGGATTGGTCCCCTCGACCGTGGGGCCCGGTGAACTCTGTGACGACATTAGAGTTTATCGTAAATTGTGTATTTGTATTTAAGAGCATGTCATTGTTTACAATGATGTTGTTGGCTGTCAAGTTTTCACCAATTTCAGCATTGTTTACAATGATGTTGTTGGCTGTCAAGTTTTCACCAATTTCAGCATTGGCCGCAGTTACGAGACCTGTGGTAGCGTTATTGAATTCTACGGTATAGGGGGTAGTATTACCCCTCGAAGTTATCATATCCAAATCATATGTTGAAGATAACCTCACGGAGCCTACATTTATACTAGCAAATTGCCCTGCACCGGCTACCCTGAGGTTGGCATTGGGGATATCAAGGTATCCGCTTAAACCACTAAGAGAACCCATTTAATATAGAAAGGGAAAAGAATTTTAAAAAAAGTACAAACCCTGAAAGGTTTGTACTTTTTATGATCTACATGTGTATTAAATTTACAAGTTGGGTTTGGTGATTCCAGTGACAGATAGGAATTTACACATTGGGTCTACACTGTGCGCTCGTACTTCAAAATACCTTCGGGCCCAAGTGATATCATATCAACACGAGGAGGTACATGTCGCTCTACATGAGCAGTATCAACATTACCAGTCAAAACATAATCGACAACATTAACAACTGCTGCATTGCCTCCCGAAGTAAACTCCCTTCCTATAACTCTCAAACCAATAGTAGGCCGAACAGTACTGGTGCGGCCTTGTGATAAATCATTTGTACTATCACCAAAATATACGATAGCAGAACATTCAAATGGAGAATTCAAAACACTATCGGAATACATTGAATCCGTAGATTTGGATATTTGTGTCCAAGGTCCAGAACCTTCTTTCATTTCAATAACAAAATTCCCCAACGGTGCCGCACTACCATGATGAAACGCGATAACAACTTTATATAAAAGTTTAGTTGTGCCAAGTACAGGAGTAAAAGCAGTAACCTCAGATCCTTCTATGGTCTCAAACGTAGTAGTCAAGTTTTGTAACGCGCTTGAGGCTAACATAGTGCCGCGATCACAGTAATTGGTACTATCTCCATTTTGAGACAAATACTCCAACGGAACAACGTCTTGACCATCTGAAACTAACTCCCACTCCTGATTAGGGGCTGCGAGGAACGCCTTAAACTTACCGTTTAGGTGGGTATCAGTGATCGCAGTTGCGCGGTCTATAATCGTGCCCACTGGGTATATAGCGTTCAGTATGACATTTGATAAACCGGAACCCAGATTTCCCAAGACATCTAGGTCCCCTCCAATAACAGCGTTAGAGGCTGTCTCAAACCCTGTGGTAGGGTTGTTAAATTCAATTGTGTAGGGAGTTGTATTTCCAACATTACTGACGGCTGCTAAGCCTAGAGGATTTGAAAAATCTATGACTCCCCCAAATTTCAGTGTTCCTCCAACTTCCAAGTTGGATGTGGTTACAAGACCTGTGGTAGCGTTACTGAATTCAACAGTGTAAGGGGTACTGTTACCGACTTCTGTGACGTTTTCTAGACCATACGCGGGGGTCATGTGGATCGTCCCCAAAGTTAAGTTCTGCATCCATGTGTTCCCCACAACTGTGAGAACATTTGAGTTTGTATCGTCAACGTGAAGGTTTGATCCTACACTCAATGTATTAGTGGGTGAGGTGTTTTGAATACCGACGTTACTCTGGGTGACAAAAGCTGTCGTTGGATTTGTGAATTGTAAAGTATTAGATGTCGTGTTTCCAACATCTGACGATTGTTGAATACTTACCGATGCTGTGACATTCGAGAGGAGACCACCATCACCTAGGAAGGCTGTGGCTGTAACATTTCCACCGACGACGATGTTGCTATCTACGACGAGACCAGTGGTTGCATTTGTCAATTGAAGGGTCTTGGATGTTGTATTTCCACTGTCTGTAACAGATTGGAGGGTCGTGGTGATGTTGGAGAGGAGACCACCATCACCTAGGAAGGCTGTGGCTGTAATGTTTCTACCAACGACGATGTTATTGTCTACGGAAAGATCGGTAGATGTCACATATCCATCAACGATAATATTGCTATTTACGGCGAGAGCACGTTTAATTGTAAAAATATATGCACTACCGCTATCTGCACCTTTATCATCATCTAAGTAAGCTCCAATAATTACACTACCTTCTCCGTCTATAGAAACGGAGTGACCAAATTGATCGGATGACCCACCTTGTGTCCCCGCTATAATCTTTGTATATTCTACCCAGGTTGAACCAGATTTTATAAATACATATACACTACCACTATCTGAACCATCATCATCATCCTTTTGTGATCCGACAACGATAATATCACCGGAGATTGAGACAGATATACCGAACTCGTCTTGGGATGAACCATCTATTGCTATGAGTTTAGTTTGTTGTGTCCACGTTAAGCCAGTGCGTGTAAATACGTATGCACTTCCCTGTGTGTTGTTATCGCCATACGCTCCAGAAACAATGGTATCATCGGAGATTGATACGGATGTACCAAAAACATCACCAGCTGAACCATCACTCGCAACGATTTTAGCTTGTTCTGACCACGATGATCCAGAACCCACAAAGACATACACTGCACCTTGAGTTCCATTTTCTTTCGATGCTCCAACAACTATTGTATTACCTGACATAGACACAGAAACACCAAATTCATCGGATGCAGAACCATCTGATGCAGTGAGCTTGGCTTGTTCTGTCCATACCGTTCCACTGCGTGTGAAGACATATACACTACCCTGGCTTGAGTTATCTAGGGGTGCTCCAATCACAGCGGTATCACCTAAAACTGTTACGGACGTACCAAATGAGTCACCCGAGGCTCCATCGGATGCATTTAATTCCATTTGTTGTGACCACGTTGAGCCGGTGCGTGTAAATACAAAGGTACTACCCTGATTTGTGCCAGTTCCATTGGATCCAATGGCAGCCGTGTTTCCATCTATAGATACAGATATACCAAACTGATCGGACGCGGAACCACCCGAATGTGTAAGTGCAGATTGTTCTGACCAAGTTGATCCCAAGCGTTTAAAAATATACACTATACCTTGTTCTGAGTTGTCTTTATATGCTCCAACAATAGCCGTGTCACCAGAAATATCTGTAGAGTAGCCAAAGTAATCACTTGCTCCTACACCGGTTCCGTTTATCTTCACCTGTTTTTCTGTTTTTATACTACGTGTATTAATTCCATTAACGACGATGTTGCTATCTACGACGAGACCGGTGGTTGCATTTGTCAATTGAAGTGTATTTGATGTTGTATTTCCATTGTCTGTGACATCTTGGAGGGTTGTTACAAGGTTCGAAAGGAGACCACCATCACCTAGGAAAGTTGTGGCTGTAACGTTCCCACCGACGACGAGGTTGCTGTCTATGACGAGACCGGTGGTTGCATTTGTTAATTGAAGGGTATTGGATGTTGTATTTCCATTGTCTGAGACACCTTGGAGGGTTGTTACAAGGTTCGAGAGGAGGCCACCGTCACCTATGAAGGTTGTGGCTGTAACATTTCCACCGACGACTAGGTTGCTGTCTATGACGAGACCTGTGGTCGCATTTGTCAATTGAAGGGTGTTGGACGTTGTAT